AGACATCCTGGTGGTCGAGCCAGCCGCCCGTCCCCTTCACGCCTTTCAGATTCAGATGGGGAATTTCCTCCACCCTCTGTATGAACTGTTCGATCTTCATGGCAAATTCCTCGAACGCCTTCCTTTCAAAACATACGATTTCCATCACATTCCGATTTTATATTGATACTCCAAATTCATACCATCCGGAGAAACGGTCGCTTGTGGTGCCGGTATCACCATATCAGGCAGTTCCGCACCGTTCCCAATTGTTGCCCCGTTGCAAATAAAGGCAGGAAAAATCGTATTACAATGGACCTGTCCGCACATGTCATCTCCTGACATAATGTGTTGGGTGTAATGAGTGATCCGGCTTTACCTTAGCGGCGAGAATAGAAGATAATGTATAATCTAAATATCGGAAACAATGGAAATCATCAGTTTTGAGAAAAAGACATTTGAGGAAATTTCAGCCAAGCTGGATTACTTCGTACAGAGGATGGAAACCCTCTGCAATAGGTATGACCAAAAGGAAACGGGCAAATGGATGGACAGTCAAGCCGTATGCCGTAAACTGCGAATCAGTCCGAGGACATTACAGACCTTTCGTAACAATGGGACGCTTGCCTTTACTAAAATCGGAAACCGTACCTATTATCGTCCCGAAGACGTGGAACGGGTAATCTCAGATGTGGAAGACAAGCGAAAAGAAGCCAAATGGAAAAACAGGAATATTTGACAGAGAATATAGAGTAATCAGTGTATAACCAATAATTAAAGCGTATGAGCAATGAAATCAGAGAAAAAGGCCATGAGTGGGTAAAGAATTTCCACTCTAATTTCGACAGGCTTCTGGCTTCACTCGAAAAGTTGTTGAACCAGCGTCAGCCGTCCGCATATGGCGATGAACTGTTGACCGACAAGGAGGTGGCATACCTGCTGAAAGTGAGCAGAAGGACGCTGCTCGATTACCGTAACAACGGAATTCTGCCGTACACGCAGGTGGGCGGCAAAGTCCTGTACCGAACTTCCGATATAGAACGTATTCTGATAAACGGATACAAGGAAGCGTACAGATACAGCGAAAGCGGATGATTTTTCTGGAGGGAGCGCAGTTTGCCGTCTGCCCGTTTCATCCGGTTTTCAAAAAAATAGCCTTCCATTATAAAAATTGAAAAGCATATAGAGTCGGTCGTATATTTCAGACCTGTCTATATGCTTTTTTCGATTGTTTATATCGACTTTTCCGTCAGTCGCTTGTTTCCGCTGCCGTCAGCGTCCATTGTACAGACGTGAAAGGGAAAAGGTTTTCGGGGGAATACTCTTTGCTTGCAAAGGAAGATTCCGCCCGAAACGGTACAGCCGCCAGACCTTTTCACTTTCAAAGAAGTCTGTACTAACTTTAATGGACGGGCGAGGAAATATGCGACTGACGGAATATGTATATGGTCAATCAGAATATTGGTTGTCCTGCCCCCTTTGTCCGTAGTGTATGTTTTTAACATTATCGCTATCCCTGTTCCATTCCGGAATTTCATACTTGGCCTTAATGCTCGTAGTGATTCGTTTTATATCCTCATTAACTTTTTGGCGGGTCAGTTTTGCATACAATTGTGTTGTACTGATATCTTTGTGCCCCATCATCTTACAGACTGATTCCAATGGAACACCTTGGGAAAGAGTAATCAACGAACCGAAATTATGCCTGGCCATATGAAATGTTATCCGTTTGTCTATTTCGCATCGCTCCGCCAGTTTCTTGAAGTTGGCCGTCAATGCCGAACGTGCCGGAACTTTGAAAATCCTGTCATCCACACGTTGTTCCTTGTATTTGTCCATAATCTGTTGTGGTAAGTCAAGAACCTGAATGACACATTCGCTTTTCGTCTTTTGCCTGTTGAACCGTACCCATAGTTTGCCGTCTTCTGTGCGGTAAAAATGATCTTCCCGTAAATTGCGGAGGTCTATATACGAGATTCCTGTGAAGCTGCTGAACACAAACAGGTCTCTCACATAACACAAGAATTTCTCTTGTATCGGTGTGCTCATCAGGCGTTTCAGTTCATCCGCTTCCAAATGACGGTGTTTCTTGATCGCCTTTTCCGGGAAATAACCCGAAAAGGGATTCTTGTGTATCGTTCCTTGCGCAATGGCTCTCTTGACGATGGTTTTCAACATGACGGTAAACCCTTCAATAGTGGAAAGAGAGCGTTTGAGGTCTACTCTCATATAGGAATCGTACTTTTCAATGAAGCTGTAATCCAATTGTCTGAGTGCGATATCATCGGCATTGTAATACTTCCGGATAAACTTCTTCAATCTGTTATATGAAGAATGATGGTTGTGCAGTGTGCCGTAAGAACGTGTCAGCCCAACCTGTTTGGAGAGTTCCTCGATATATTCCTGATACAGTTCCAATAAATTACGTTTTCTTGTACCGATACCGCTAATGGCGTTCTTTACAAGTTCCGCTGTTATATACCCTTGTTCCGAAAGTATCTCATCATAATAGCGGTGTATGTCTGCCGTCAGTTTCTCTATGGCACAGTTGATTTTCTGAACTTCACGGTTTTTCCCTTTAAGTCTGTATCTTTTGGTATCCCATAATGCAGGGTCTATATCCATCTTTGCGGAGAATTGCGCCACTTCCGTATTTATGGATATCCTGCCCATAAGGGGGCACAGACCGTTCTTTTTCACCTTCTGCTTGTTGATATAAAACAGAACGGCAAACGTGCTGTATGTTGTTTTCCTATTGTTCATACTCTATCCGGTCTTTGTGGACAATTATCGGCCAAAATGAATTTTTCTCTTATCCTGACTTGCAAATCATCCATATCTGCGCCGATCTTTTCTTGGGTAAGGTGGGCGTATATACGGGTGCTTTTCCAACTTCGGTGTCCCAGCAGTTCACGGACCGTATCCATTGGAACACCTTGGGACAGAGTGATTAACGAGGCATACGTGTGCCGGGCTTGATGGAATGTCAGGCAACGCTCTATCCCACAGTATTTTGCAATCTTTTTAAGATTAATGTTTGTCTTGCTGCAACTCAACATCGGGAACAGCCTGCCTTGGTCGGATATGCCGCAATACTTCTTTATCAATTGTAATGGAAGCTCCATCAAAGGAATATGGCAAGGCGTTCCTGTCTTCTTTCTCGCTGTATGTATCCACCATACACCGTCTTCGGCCTGTTTCATATTTTCGGGTGTCAAGTTGCGGAGGTCGCTGAACGCCAATCCGGTCATGCAGGAAAATATGAAGATATCACGTACCAGATTCATATTGTCTTTTGGCAAGGGAGTCTTGAGAATCAGATTGAATTCCTTTTCGGACAGGCATTTGGCGACAAGAGGTTCTGTCAGATACTTGTAATCCATGAACGGGTCTTGTTTGATGAGTCCGTTATCCATTGCGGACTTGATTACCAGATGCAGCCGTGCCATAATATTGACAATGGTATTACTGGTCATCTTCAAGTCGGCACGGAGGTACAAGTCGAATGCTTTCACAAATGTCGGGTTCAAGGATTGGAACGCCATATCCCTTACCTTGTATTTCTTTTGAAGAAAATTCTTTAGGTGGTTCAGTGCCACACAATACCGTTTATAGGTGTCGATGGAACGGTTGACACCCACTTTCTTGTAGAATTTCTCATTGAGATGCTCGTAATGTTTAACCAGCGTATCTTGCTCGGATGCGATTCCTTGAAAAGTGTTTTTCACATCAACGGCAAGGACATTGTCGCTTTTCAGTTGCAGATCTTTGTATGCGGAATGTATGGCCACACATAATTTGTCCAGTTCTGCATTGGCGTTTAATGCCGCCTTGCTTTTCCCTTTGACCCTGCCGGACTTTACATCCCACAACTTTTCCTGAATATACACTTTGGCACTGAACTGTACCATTGATGTTCCGATTCGTATCCGTCCCAAAACAGGGACGGTTCCATCGGCTCTCGTCTCATTTTTCTTTAGATAGAAAGTTACTTTTAATTCATTCATAATCAGCTCTATTTTTAATTGCAAATTTACATGCTTTAGAGCTAATCATTGATATGCAAAAGACTGACAATCGGTGAAATAGAATCTCATAAAGAGAAAATTTAATGCCGTTCTACGAAAAATCACTCACGTATCATTGGAAACCCATTGCTTTCAGGTAGTTCCAGCCTTAAAAGCAGGTGTTTCCGGATACTCAAACAGGTAATGCATTCGTAACGGAACACTTTCACATTTATGCCATTTTTCGCATTTCAGCCACTTGTTTTGAAAGGGAAGAATATAGCAGATTTCACTGCTTGTCAGATAGTTATGCAAATTCTCAAGAGTTTGCGTTTTGGATATACGATTTAGCAACCATTCGCTCTCGTTACCTTTCGTTTCCCTGCACTTTAGCATTGGAGAGGTCTTCATCGGTTTTCCTCATAAGTCATTGAACATCAGTTTTGCCATCATCATTTATTCGTTTCTGATTGATTTTTCCAGAGATATGTAATATATTTGTACACACATCAATGATTTTAAACTAAAAGACAAACAATATGGATAAAGATTCAAAGCAAGTAGTGGTTCTTCTGACACATCCCAATATAA